CACTTTACTTCCCCTTTACCAACCATGCAGGGCGTTTGTGAGAAGAAGGACAATTAGATCATCTTTCTTCTTACCTGGCGGCGGTGGTGTTCCGCCCCCTCCCCCGAAATCCATATCGAGATACAGTCTTGGATCAATGGTTCCATCTTCCGTGTAGAATCCGTCTGGTCTGGTTGCAATCTGAAAGTGTAGGTGGATTCCCGTACTGCTTCCTGTTGTTCCCATTGTACCGATTTCTTGTCCTTTTGTGACTGTTGCACCGACTGGAATTGGAGATTTTACGGCTAAGTGTTGATACCCGGAAATATACGGATCGGCGGTGTGTTGAATCCGAATATAATAACCGGAAATATCGTTGAAATCGTTTCGTATCACCGTTCCGGTTTGTGTGGCGAATATCGGCCATTGTTGACCATCTCCACCAATGTCCATTCCGTCGTGAAATGCGGGTTCCCCTGTGATTGGGTGGGTTCGCCAACCCCATTCACTGGTGATGTGAGACGGATCACGGGCAGGGAAGAAGGGCTTTCCTCCGCCGCCACCCGATCCGGTTCCAGTCCAGTCCAATTGATTGAACGCCTTGACTGCAAACGCCTTTCTGTCTGGCATACTTGCTTCCCCTGCTGATTGTAGGGGTCGTTCATATGACCAGGTAAATGCTTCCGTTAAATACTCAACCGACCACCTCCCCGAATTTTGACGGAATTGGCTAAATGTCATTCCGTTATATTTAGAAATTGGAATCCACTGAATGTTGTTGTTCACTTCATAATCAATACGGGCTAACTGCGAATCACCCGAACGGGGTTCCAATCCCTTCCCTGTCGCCCAATTCCAATACTTTGAACGGGGCGTCCATTGAACCAATCCATAACCACGGTCTGCCGACCAATCGTACCCGTATTCATACATATTGGGGTTGATGGATGATTCGTGTCTCATGTTGCCAACCAGGGCGGATATGGCTTCCTTACTCCAATCCGACCCCTTGAAATGATTAGCAACCATTTGTGCGTTATTCATTGATTCAGATTCGGACAACCAACGCTGATAATCGTCAATCCACGCCATAATCAGTTTCCAAATGCGATATAGGCAAAGACTTCATTTGACACGCCGCCGGAATAGGAAACTGTGACCCCTGTTTTTCCGGAAACGTCCATCATCAACCCACTTACCGGGTCATTTGATGATTGGCTTCCGATAACTGCAATTCCCGCATTAGGAAACGGAGTGATGAAATTTGCAGTTGCGGTGGTTGTTCCGCTTGCCGATGAAGCTACACGGAGACGACCCATTTTAATGATCCAACTGCGAACGGTTAGGGTAAGTTCTTGCTGAAAGCCGTCGGAACCAATTTTGTGGTCGATGGTGGTTAAGTTACCCATTTCCTTCAATGAACCATCGGCTTCCGTCAACAAAAACTCTTTCCAGGCTTGTCCGAAAACCAATTCACCAGGTTCATTCATCCGTTTATCGAACGCCGACAGGAAATCTCTCGAAATCACTTTCATTTTGCTACACCCTCCCAATCAATTACATTCATTCCTGCAGTCATCGGTTTTGTGGATTCTAAGTCCATAACGTAAACCAGTTGTGGAACATCGGTTTGCACTGACATTGCGAAATCTTTTCCGTTTTGCAGACACTCAACAACATACTTCTTCTTTTTGGCGGTGTCTTTATTTATATCGGCACTCAACCAGAACGCACTCCGTATCCCGGATGTTGTCGATAGAATGTTTCCGACTTCACACCCAATCGAGATCGTGTAGCAGTCATTCACATCGGCTACTGTCGGTCCTTCATTATCCCAATACTTACAACCGATACGGAGCATATTCATCCCGTCGTGCGCTGTACTGCCGTTGTTTGATCCGGTTCCGGAGTTTCCGCCTGTTATCTTGTATTTCCCGTTACCGTAACCATAACAGTTGACTTCAAACCCGATTGAATCAGGATTCGATGTGTGATAGTTGAAGCCGTCTTTCGATGCGTATGCGGCTACTGTATCATAAGCGAATGATTTGAAAACCCCGGTGATTCCGTAAGCATCCTGCTTGCCCCGATAGAATAGGCAACTAAAAAGGTGAAATTCGTTTGTTAGTGATGCGCCGTCGAAACGATAGGATTCAGCAAGGAATTTAATATTTTCGAAAACAACTTTTCCGGTCATTGCAGTCAACGCAAACTGATGTGTAGTGGTTAACGGGGCGGCAAAGCGAATGTCATGTCCTTTATAAGGATGTGCATACACATACGGTTCGATTTTGACGAACGATCCGGGTTTCGACTGACATTCCGCCACGCTGTTGACTTCCACATACGGGAACGGTGTTCCGAAAGCATCCAGGTGTTTCATATTCACAACGTCGATGATGGGGTGATGCGGAGCATCGGTGATCGTTGTACGATAGATGCCGTTATACACTTCCCACTCCGTTGCTTCAATTCCAGGACGTTTCATTCGACCCACCCATGTTTTCCCGGTTGGTGATGCAGATTTGATGTAGAAATTATAGTTTCCACTAACAATCATTCCGCTATCTGCAGAATAAACATTGTCCAGTATGTGGACGATGAAGTCCTTTTGAGAACCATACAAATTTCCGGTGATATTCGCATTGAAGCGTTTGAGTGTAACAGGTTCAATTGCCGTCGTTCCGAGACCGGAATAGTTGGATGTGCCACTGATATAGATATTCGTTGCATTCTTCCAATTGTGAACGGTGTGTGGCGTTGCTGAATGCTCATACACCCTTTTGGTTTTTCGAACGACCGGAATGTTCTGTAACGGGAAGTCCGGCGGCATCAAAATCTGACCGTTTTTCATGAATCCGATTTCCGCTTTATGTCCTAACACTTCGTTGTTGAGCATGGCTTCAAATTTTCCGTTTGCATCCCATTCATTAAGAATGACCCTCACGTTCTCTGGAAGAAGTGTCTGTTTCACGGCAGTTTGGAAGTCCTTAATGTCCTTCCCCAACTGATCAATGTTGCCGCCCATTTCCTTGAACCGATTCAGAACACTTTGCTCATGCTTTTGAACGTCTCCGATCAGCCCTTCCCCAAATCGGTTGTATTCTTCCACAACGCTATTCAGGAACGTAACAATGGTATTCAGCTTTTGGAGCATGGTTAGACTTTCATCAAATGCGTTCGGCAGGTAGTGTTCATATTTCTGGATGAGCATTGGGGCAATTTGATTGAAGTCTCGAATGATGGGATTTGTCGCCATCGTGTTTTTCCTCCTGTCAATAGATCAACATAAACAGTTGATTCATTTCTTTAAAAATGTCACGCTCCACCCGGAGAAGGGATTCACGAAATTCCATAATCATTTTGCTGTATGTTTGTACACCGATTTTTCCGGTACGATGTTGAACATAATCTTCAATATCGTTGACGACAGATGCCACGTTGTCGGTGAGTTGAACGTTTTTGTTTCCACCGTGTGTTTCCTTGCCTGTCTGATTAGCGGTCGAATCTGTACTTGTCTTTGATGTGGATGTGGCGTGTTCGGAACCGCTGCCCGTTTTACCGTCGGTCACATCTTGACTGGTTGTTTCGGAATTATTCTCTAATTCTTCCTTTATACTACTCGCATATTCAATCACCCCGGTTCCCTTATTCGCTGTTAGCGCCAGTCGCCCGTCCGGTGTATCGGATTGAATGTCACGGTCGAAATTATCTTCCGTGCGGGTTCCTGTTGTTTTCTTTGTTCCATCTTCCTTATTGGTGTAGTCCGAATCTGTTGTTCCCGACCCGGTTCCCGTTGTGTGAGAAGTCTGGTCGATGGTCGAACCGATGGTCTTTTCCTCATTTTCTGCTGTTGTTCCGGTGCGCTTGTCCGACTGGTTCCGGTCATTCTTTTTCGTGTGTGAAACATCCATCTTAGCGTTAATTAACGGATCATACTCAATGAGTTCCGATTCAAAGAGTTTGTTGAAGTACGGCATATGGATGTTCAACCAGGTTTCAAGTTGAAACTTGAACAATCCTTCTGTCTCGAAACCAATTTCCCTCATATAGAAATGGCGGATGAAGTGTGTTTCAAACACATTGCGATAGGCTTCATCGAATATTGGATATTTGAAGTCGAAAAGTAGCTTTCGCCCTTTTTCGATTCGTTCACTGACGGACAACCCCGATTCAAACTGGGAAGCGTGTTCGATGTACTCACGGAGTTGCATGGTGTAGCTTGCCACGTTCTTCACCTTCTTCCTGGTCGGTGTACGATTCGTCTATCTGTGATTGCAGTTCCAGGATTGCATCCACCCGGAAATCGACTTCAATATTCAGACCGTACAATTCGTTAATTCGATTGGCGGCTTCCCGCCGGGCTTTCAGAAACACGTTTCCGGAATTGACGATTTGTTCATCGTTGGAATCGGCTTCCGCCGTTATCATCCGTTCCCGTTTCTCGATGTTGGCGTTCTTGATGCCCAGGAACGTCATGACTTCATTCCACACGGCGTTTTTCTGAACGTTCAGTTTGTCGACAACGTATGGAGCATCCGTTTTCAAAACGTTGATTGAGTTCGGGTCAATGTTCTCATTCGCCAGGATCACAGGTGCGTTCCCTTCATACTGGTTGTATAACTGTTTGATGCTGAAAAGGGAGTTATCGTTCGCCGTGATGAGAATCGGTGTCTTTTGTGCGTTCTGGTTCACATAAATGACTTCTTTCAATTCCGCCAAATCCTGTGCAAAGATTTGAAGAGACGGGATCGTCGAGAAATGATAGTCATTGTTCCAGATTACCACACCCATCTTTTCCGATTTAATATCGCTATAATGATAGATAGGAAACGTGTTCTGATAGGTGGGGCTTACGGCGTGAAAGTGGGTTGGAAGATAGTAATGATCCACGGTTCCCGACACACTTCCCTGGGTGGCAATGTATCCTATTTTCGGGTCTTTGAAGAATCCGACATAACCCTGCTGATGGAGCATCATTTCCAGGAACCGAGGATCAACGCTTTCCGGAAGGTTCTTCCATTCAAAAAGCTGAAAGGCAATAGCTGTTAGATATTGATAGTAGTGGGTGTACCAATCCATTGCACGGTCAACCATGATTTGATTGGGGTTCTGATAGCGACTTCCTTTTCGCTTCCGTGCCATTAGATAATCACCTCATTGTTCAGATCATAATTTCCAACATCGTCTGTGTGCCACAATGTAATCCCGTTGTCGAATATCGCTTTCAGTTCGACTAAATCTTCATTGTTGAAGTTTCCGGTTATTACACATGAAGCAGTCTGAATATAATTCCAGTAGCGACGGGAATGGAAATACGGTTTCTTTACTTCATTGACTTTGTAACCAAACATATTGAAGAAATCGGTTAGCTTCCGACGGTATTCCGGCTTAATCATTTTGTGGATGATGTAAAAGCCGTTGTAGCTGTTACCATAATCATAGGCAATATTCGAACCCATTTTCGCCAGGGTGGGAGGAACATTGGAAATGTCCTGTTGTTTTGCTTCAATTCCCTGGATTTGCAAAGCGGTGTTACCTGCTCCCTGGACGACACCGAGACCGGAAGCGGCGGCTCCTGTAATGTTGCCACCTGCCGCCGCCGCAACGCCGCCTGTCACTCCACCGAGACCGTTCAGAATCCCGTTCCACATAATCGAAGAACGCTGATTCTCAATCGAGTTCCGATTACCCTGCAAGAATGCGGCAAGATGATCGGTGACCACTGCAACGTCCTGTGGATTCGTGTTGATTAAGGCGGTTTCTTGTGCGGTAGCAAGCGAATGGGAATTGACGGTTCGATTATAGTTCGCAACGGCAAGGGATGTTTTATTCGATGTTCCCAAACTTCCTTTAAAGAGTGTTTTAAGTTCTTTCCCGGAAATGTACTCATTCTTTACCTCCAGTCGATTTCCCTTGAAATCGTCGATGACAGTTAGGGAGTACGGGTACATCAGTAGCTTTGATTCCTTCACAGACGGGTAAGGTGAATATTTGTCTGTTAGATGTGTGATTTCTTCTGCGTTGTATGCTCCAACGTATTCAACCTGCAAACATCGAATGGCTTCTCCTGCCGTGTCTCCTATTGCCGCTTCACTGAATCGGTGATTCAATGCTCCGGGGATTGTGACAACCCCGTCCGAACCATAGTCGGCAGAAAATCCAGGGTGTTCAGTGATGAAGATAGAGACAATGTTGTTAACCGCTTCCTGGATTTTATAAAGGGCGTTCATGGCTTGCAACGGTGAAGAAGGAATGAGCGGATCAGTTTGACCACTACTATGCCAAATTGCTTTTGCGGCAGTGTTCGTTCCCTGGAACGGAATCAGGTAATAGGATAGTGGTTGCGGAATGCCGTTCGAAACGGCTTTCACATCGTTGAACGAATTGTCGGCTTCACTCTTTGAAATGATGACCAACCAACGGAAACCGTTGTTCGGTGTGTATTTCTGAACCGAAACCGTGTCATAATCCGTACCATAGTCCAAACCTTCATCCAGGGTGTTGATGATGGGGGTTCCATCAGCGTTCCACAGTTTGCCGTGTTCCCGGATCACGAATGACGGTTTGAATTTCATGTCAAACATCCATGTCTGCAAAACATCAATCTCGAAATGGACATACGTTGTTTTCGTTTGACGGTATTCCAGTTTTGTGACGAAAGCATAGAACCACTTGCTGTTGTATTGAGCGTTCTGGAACATCAGGTAGTTGGTTCCCCACAATTCGTCGATGCTTGCGTTAACGGAAATGTATTGTTTCCCTTCAATGCGAACGAAATTTGCCGTGGGCATTCTCCGAACAATGTTCTTTGAAGTGAAATATGCCGTTTGTTCGTCACGGCTTTCAAACCATCTGGAATGCTTATAATCTTTATAGAAAGGGACGTTAGAAATCAATCTAACGTCCGATCCACTTAAAGGTACAGTTGCCATTCAGTCAACTTCCTTTCTTTATTTGCCCGGAATGACGGTGACAATGCTTTCGCCTGTAACCAGTTCCGGTGCTTCCGCTGTACCAATGTCAACAGATGCAGTGACGAACAATTCGCCCGTTTGATCAGGGGCGACTTTCAGGATGCCGTCATCGGAAATGGTTGTTCCACCTGCAACGACCGTTCCACGGCTTCCCTCAACTGCCCATTTAACCGGATAATCTTTGCCGTCGTTCGAACGAACCATAGCGGTGAATTTCTGTGTGCGATCCTGTTTGACCGCCGCAATTGCCGGATCGACGACAACCTGTGTGACTGCCGGAACGTCTCCGGACACGAATGCCACGGCGTTTGCGAACCGGGAAGCGGAAAGCACTTGCCAGACATGGTAGTAGTAGTTCCAGTAGAGACCACGGGGGTTCCGGATCGTCTCCATCTTCTGGAGGGTGTCATACACCATGAAGAAGTCCTTATCGACGAGTACTGCTTCAAGTCCTGGGGATGCAAAGTTGTCAACGACGGTGATGTTACCCAGGAAGGTTGAGCGATCCATGTTGAAGGCTTTCGCCAGAACGTCAACATCCATTTCGGATTGGAGTTTCGCTGTGATGAATAGATGCAAGTCCTCCATTCGTGTGCGGGTGTGTACACCCAAAGCGTTGTAGTCACGGG